TCTAGAATTTTAGCCATGTGTCCAGTTTCAACAATGGACTGTATATGGACTCTAATCCTATCAAGCAGTCTAACGGCCAACCAGAAAGATTCTCGTTGGTCGATATCTTTAGACCCTGACATTTTCCAGAGGTCTAACAACTCTTCTTCTAACTTTTCAAATGCTTCAACAAATATCGGGTTATCGAGAAGAAACTTAGCCTCTCGTTCTCGTTCTTCTGGTGTCATTTTATCCTAAGGCTACGGGCCTATTTTGTTTAGCTTCTAAGTCAAGTTCAGCGACTTTAAGTTGGGCATCAATCTGCATCTCAGCAGCTTCCTGCTGGACTTTTTGCGCCTTCACCTGTACCTCTGCCGCTCTAATTTCAAGTTCAGCCTTCTTGTTCTGTATCTCCATTTGGGCCATTTGTTCTCTTGGATCAGGCTCTTGTGGAACTGTATCAGGATCAGTTAAGAAATCACCAACATTCTGAAACCCCATGTTCCTTATCAAAGCTGCGCCAAGATTGTACATATTCTTTTCCGTGACAATTTTTAATCCACCTCGCATAGCATCACCTGCAAAGTTTAACATTGACGAAAGGTGCATAAGCTGTTGTTCTTTATTACCATGACCAAGAGCAACAGATACCGTGCAATCTGTCTTATCCTTCCAAGCATCAGGTCTAACAGGAACCCACTGATTCCGTAACATAACTACACGTTCCTTGTCTTGATACTTCAGTAGTAATTCATAGATTGTCCGCATTAAATCCTTTACACCTGTCTCTGCGAACTGTCTTGCAATAAGTTCTACCCTGCTTTGTGCTGCTGTCATTACGGAATTAACAGCAGAAGCCGTAGTATGCGAGGTTAATGCTTTGTCGTTTAACCCTTGAGTTGTTTTACCCACACCAGCCCTAGACTCTCTAATAGTATCTAGATACTCAAGCATTTGGAAACTATAAGGTTCTAGAGATGGAGTAGCTAATGGAGTTATTGCATTAGGTGACTTAACGCGAACAACACCCCCGGGTCGTTGCGTCAATAGATCGTCTAGGTTGGCCTGACCTTCAAGGACTGCGTACCTACCAAAGTTCTGGTTATACATATTGTCCATGAGGTTTCGCATCAATGTGCTTTTTATTAACTGCAGATCGAGTACAAGATCGGCGACAGATAACCCAAAGAACTTGTGAGGTATTTTTATAGGAGTAATCGAAATAAAGGGCTTACTATCGATTGCTTCATTCTGTAGAACCTTATTGCCCACCGTACAAACCTTGCGCAACTCAGCAATACCATCGCCATCCCAATCAGCCTTTAGATAGTTTTCATGCAACCAATAGACTCGCAAAGAGTCATCAGAACCACTAAATGTACTTACGCCACCCCAGTTACTAGCTGTCTTATCATACTCATAACGGGCCAATCTTTCAGGGGAGTATGCTTCCATACCATCATCGCCACCACCTAAGTCTTCCGGGTCTAAATCTTCATCTGGGTACATCTCCCGTAGATCAGAAAGGGTAACTTGCACACGATGACAAACAAACTTTGCATCCTCTATAGACTTAGCTTCCCTAGCAATCAAGAACTCGCTAGGTGGAACATTCTCAATCTTTACACGACCATTGTAGTCTTCTCTGGCGATGACTACATCATTCAACCCTTGTTCATTGTCTGTATACTCAATAACCCTAACACCATCAGCAGCAACAAGGGCTTGCATCTCCATCTCATCTAAGTTATGATACTCTTCCCTAGTAACTTCTGGATACTCATCCCACCATACTTTTACTATACCATTCTTCTGTAGTAAAGCATCAGTGAACCACGAATACAAAACTTCCCAACCATTGTTGTCTTTTACAAAAACATGGTTTACATAGTCCGTAGCTTGTTTCGCCATTTCAACATCTTCTGGTCCTACGGGGTTGAACTTCACCATCTCGTCGCCAGATGCAAATATACGCATCAAAGATGGTTTTATCCATTCTATAGTATCTTGTACGGTAGAGTCAACAAACTGTGATCTACCTTCTATTTCGTTTCCAAACGGTAGCGAGTAGTAGTATTCCATAGCCATCTCACGTTGTTTGGATAACTCATCTGAAAAATATCCCAAAGATGCGCGAAGTTCATCATCTATGCGCGCCTTCAGTTCGTCTTCAGTCATTTGTTCAGCCATTATATAATACCATATTGTTTATACTCTAATTCTTTTGTCCATATAGGGTCTGACCCGGAAACAGCAAAGCGTGTAGCCATCGCAGCGTAACGTGTCGCAGACATTAGATCATCTCTAAAAGGCACAATCTTTCCGCCTTTCCTGTGATACATCCTAAACTCTTCCCACCAGTCAGCTAGAGTCGAAAATACTTTGAATTTACCATCCTCCATTCTTTGAAGCATGGACATTATACCCTCTTCAACAGAATTGCCTCCTTTGTTCTGTCCCAATGCAGGAGGATTCTCGAAATGAGAGTGTAGCATATTGCACCCAAGGTTACGATACTGGTCAGCCAAACCGGGATTTCCCATAGAATCTCTCCTATTGCCGTCATGGGGCCAACTGATAGGGATGTAACTAGGACGAGTTTTAATCTGAGCGGCATGAACTGCTGGCGGAGATTTTGATTGTCGGTAGCAGTCGTACACATAATAGATGTCTTCATCCCTGTCAAACGCTAACCAAACTAAAGCTGTAGGATGGTCAAATCCGAAATCAATACCGCATATTCTAGGCCAATGATCTTCCAATATAATAGGATCAATCATGATCTTTTCTTCCATTACTGGAAAGACTAGACCAGAGCCTATAGAGGGTCTACCATACCTACGCATCTCTCTTTCGTGAGGGCTGTAGCTGGAGAGTATTTGCTCCATAACAGTCTCATTAAGGTGGCCCCCGTTGCCGCGCATAGATACGATCTTCTCTGCTGCGTCATCCCATGTTGCATTAACGAGAGCCTGTCCCGGTTGTAACCTATTCATAAAAGAAGCGACGGTTTCAGTCATCCCCGCTTCAGGGGTAAAGGTCATGTAAACCATGCCTTTGCGATCTAGCGTCCTAGTGACTGCTTGGGAGTATATATCACGGGGAGGTTCCTCGTCAAGCCATATACAATCAACTGACCTACCCTGCCATTTCTCCACACCCATTTCGTAGGCTTTAAAATGTAAAGAAGAGTTCCCACCAGAAACGTGCTTTACCAACGCTACACTTTTAGCGTTAGGTACTCCGGGCTTGCGTTCCGTTTTTACTATGTAATCTTTTGGAATCGTACCAGACCCGAAAGCATCGGGGTCATCGGGGGAACCCAATAATTCAAATTGTACTATATCTCGCGTGGTTTCGTTAGATACACCACCAGCCCATGCAACAATAGGCTGTTTAAATACCCTTCCTTCCCACCAATCAGGGTATAAACCCGTTAAATGATAAGACATTTCTGCGCTACCGCAATAAGATTTACCTATGCGGTTAGCCGCCATAAGTAATCTTTGGTTACAATCTTGTCCTGTTAGATGAAACTTTAACTGATAAGGATAAGGATCGTAAAAATTTATCCTATTGTACCTCTCCCTAGCCCGTTGGGTTTGGAGTAGGTCAAGCAGTAAGTCTTTGTCTTTAGTGTTTAATAAGGCTGTCGATTTGTCTTTGGATTTCTTCATCGCTCATGGATTCGATATTGGTTTGTTCAATCCTTTCAATAGGTTTGAGTCCCGCTCTGTCGAGTAAGTCTTTGATTGCTGATATCCTAGCAGAGTCACTAGTAGATGTCTCCGCTATGGTTGTTAACAAGTTTAACATATTAGGTACCTTGTCTGCAAGTACCTCTTTAGTCTTCTCAGCGATCAAGGGTCTAAGCTGCTCTTTTAGCTGATGCCCTTGTTGTTTCGCTGTTCTTTGAGAATAGCCAGCATGGATAGCCGCTTGGGTAGCGTTACCTGTTTCTGCATAATGCTGTATGAATTTATCTTGTCTGTCTGTCATTTGTTGTAGTCATCTTCTTTCTTTCTTTTTCTTCTTTCGTTCGTAGCAGGTCTATAATAAGGTCTGGAGGTCATACGAGAAGCACATATAGGATCATCAGGATTCAGGTTGCAGTATTCCCTGTATAACTCTTTTTCCGTCATATCCTTACGATAAGCCTCAACTTGTCTCGCAGCTAAACCTGACTTACCTTCATACTGACCAGTTTCCTTATTGTATTCTCCGTAACCAGAGCCTATCATTTTCACAAAGTCTGCTACATCTCTCCTAGTCCTAACATCCGACGCTTCATGCCTTGGGTCAAGCGGTTGGGTAGCAGTATACACCATTTCATGCTCCCTGCTATGCAATCTATCTTGAGGCGAACCCCCTCTTTTTATAAATTCGTTGTACTCTTCTTGCTTGGTTTTTTCAGGGTGTCCTCCACCAAGAAACCTTCCTCTTTCCTTTTCAAAGAAAGGAGATCGAAAAGCATGATCGCTTGCTTTGTGCATTCTTTCGTGCATCCTAATATCCCCAATGTCCGCAGGGACTTCTAGTGAAGGTAAACTTAAATTGGGGTCTCTCGCTATATCAGCAGAAGTTACACGACCAACCCCTGTAAGTTCCTTATCAATATTTACTGTGTCGAATGGAATATCTTCTACGTTTCGTACTGGAAGTGGAACTGCTGGCCCACCTAAACCCGCATTTCTCACGTAGTTAGCTGTGACTGTTGGCGATCTATGGACAACCCCAGCGGAATCCTTGTCTACTTGGTACCCTAAGCCTGTTGTAAAATTCGTCGGTATATTTTCGGGAAGGGGTAATGGATGCCATATATTTTTTGCTTCATCGTCATGTGAGGTCTGCGTGTCCGGCCTAAACCTTCTTCGTGATCCCGGGTCACGACGCATAGAATATTTCATGGTTTCTACTAGGTCAGGAACAGGCTGATTCGGCCCGGGCTGATCATCCCTGTGAAAACCTTGGCGGGACCAGCCTTCACTCTGGTAGTGTTCCATGCGCTTACGAGCCATCTCCAGAAGAGCCATCTCATCTTCTATCTCAGCTTGTCTGCGGCTAGCCCGTATAGCCTTTAGCTGCTTTAAGTAAGATTGCCTTTTCTTTTTTTGAGCCATTACTTTAACTGTGGGTATTTACGCAAGACGCATGACTTTATACCAGAAGGATTAGGTGCATTGTGTGCTAGTTTAAGGGCTGATCTTGCTCTTGCCAATGTGTTGACAGGAAAGCTGCCTTTTGGTGCACCACCAGCAGGACCACAGAAATCAGATGATTTGACCTTACGGTACTCACCTACATTAGAGCCACCGGGTTTCTTCCGTGCCTTCTTCTCTGCTTTGGTATACGCCATTAGCGTCTTCTTCTCCGTAATTCATCCTGCATCTGACGCATTAGAACAACATCCTCATTCTCATCAAGAGCAGTGCTGGATGGGTATAAAGCCATCCCAGCCCCACCTAGTAATCTGCTTCCTTTTGCCCCTTTCTCTGCTAAGAAGGACAACAAGCCTCCTAGTTTGTCCTCTGCTTCAATATCATCGAAAAGGCTTTCCATCGATACCTTATCTTCGCCTTTCTGCTCTTTGAGAAGTTTGTCTAGTCCTTCCTGCATCCTGCGTAGAGAACCGTCTTCTACAAACTCTTTGTGTACAATCTCCTGCCAATTTGGCCCATACATTTCACGCATGTTAGCATCATGCGCTTCCCACTCAGGGTCATTAGCTGGATCGTAATCATGCTCAGTTAATCCAGTAACTCCCCATCGATCATAAACATCATCTTCTAGTTCTATATCCGGTCCTTTAGGTGGCAGTAAGGTTCTAGGATAAGGATCATGCCATGACTCTTCTCCAATAGATGGGTCAAGATGCTCACTGTACTTGGAGGTTCTTATCTTTGTTGGATGGTAGTTTTCTGGCGCATAAACAAACCCAGACGGACCAGTAATTAAACCCCTTAATCTCTCCCGTAACTCACCTTCTGTTAGTAAGCCTTGAGCATATAACTCTATTAGTTCCTCTACCCATTCTGTTTTCATGCTCTATAAGCCCCCAAATAGCCTCTCTAAGCGATTTTAGGGT